GATTCTTCGTGCCGTGCCCGCATTGCGGTCACCACCAGCATCTGCGCTTCGAGCGCCTGGTCTGGGACGAGGGCGCGCCAGACACCGCGCGCTACCTCTGCGAGGAATGCGACGGCGCGATTGGCGAGCAGCACAAGGCGGCGATGCTGGCCGCGGGCGAATGGCGGGCCACCGCCACCGCGACGGATCCGCACGCGATCGGCTTCCACATCTCGGCGCTCTACTCGCCGCCCGGCTGGATGCCCTGGTCGGAGATCGCCCGGCTCTGGCTCGCCGCGCAGGGCGACGACCGGGCCATCAAGACCTTCCGCAACACCGTCCTCGGCGAGACCTGGCAGGAGGCCGGCGAGGCGCCGGACTGGCAGCGACTGTACGATCGCCGCGAAAACTGGCCGGTCGGCACGGTGCCGATGGGCGGGCTGTTGCTGACCGCCGGCGTCGACGTGCAGCGCGATCGCCTCGAGGCCAGCATCTGGGCATGGGGCGAGGACCGCCAGTCCTGGCTGGTCGAGCACCGCGTTCTGGCGGGGAATCCCTTCGAGGCGGCGGTGTGGGAGGAGTTGCGACGGCTGCTCGGGGAGACCTGGCGGCATGCCTCGGGCCACCGCCTGCCCATCGCCATGGCGGCAATCGACAGCGGCGACGGCATGACCACGGCGGAGGTTTATGCCTTCGTCCGCCACGCGGGCGCCGGCCGCGCCATCGCGGTCAAAGGCCAGGACCGGCTGCGCGCCGCGGTCGGCCAGCCGGCCGCCACTGAGGTCCGGCGGAACGGCCGCAAGCTCGGCGGCCTCAAGGTCTGGCCGGTGGGATCGTCCTTTCTCAAGGCCGAGACCTATGGCTGGCTCAAGCTCGATCGCCCGACCGAGGAGAGCGGCGATCCGTTCCCCGCCGGTTTCGTGCACCTGCCTGTCCATGCCGCCGGCGAGGAATTCTGCCGGCAGCTCACCGCCGAGCAGCTGGTCGCGCGGGCGGGCCGGAACGGCTTTCGCCGGCTCGAATGGGTCAAGACCCGCGAACGCAATGAGGCGCTCGACTGCCGCGTCTATGCACGCGCGGCCGCGGCCGCCCTCGGGATGGATGGCTGGGGCGAGGGACGCTGGGCGCGGATGGCCGATGCGCTGTCGCTGCCGGCCGACGAACCATCCTCCGCGGCGGCGCAGGCATCGTCCGCCGCTGCACCGCCGACCCGCCCTCGCGCTTGGCTTGCCCCGCGTGGTGGCTGGCTGCGCTGAACCTGGAGATCATGATGACTGCCATCGTCCCGGTGCGCACCAGCATCACCGCCGGCCAGGCGCTGAGCGGACCCGTCGCCAGCGTCGGCTATGGCGTCTGCCTGCTGCTGCTGCCGGTCGCCTGGACCGATGCCCCGCTCACCCTGCAGGGCTCGCTCGACGAGGGCGAGCCATCGGGGTGGGCGGACCTTTACGACCACCTCGGCAATGAGGTGGTGCTGACGGCTGCTGCCGGCCGGGCGCTCACCCTGCCGCCAACGCTGCTGCTCGGCTGGCGCTGGCTGCGCCTGCGCTCGGGCCTTGCCGCCGCGCCAGTGAACCAGGCGGCGGAGCGCCTTCTCACCCTCGGCATCCGGCCGCTCGCATGACCGCGCTGTTCCAGCACTACCTGCCGCCGGCGCCGGCGATGCTGCCCTATGTCTCAGGGCGGTTCTACGCCTCGCAGCATGCGCGCGCGGTGGGCGGCGCGGTCGCGATGGCGGCGAACCGGCTCTACTGCGTGCCCTACGTGCTGGCGCGGCCGGGACTGTTCTCGGCCATGGCGGTGAGCGTGACGACTGGCGCGGCCGGCCTCCTGCGCATGGCGCTGGCCGTCGATAACGGTGCAGGCCGGCCGGGGGCGGTGATCGAGGAGCCGGTGGCGGACGCCGACACGACTGCGGCCGGCAATGCGCTCTGCCCCTTCGTGCAGCCGCGCTGGATCCCGGCCGGGATCTGGTGGCTGCTGCTGTGCTTCTCCGGCGCGCCCTCGGTGCGCGGTACCTCCACCCAGGCCTTCAGCGGCGGGAACACGCTGCTGCTCGGCTCGGCCGCGGCGGATGGCGGTGCGGGCGGTGGCACCACCGGCAGCGAGAACGGGTTCTTCGCGGCGCTGACCCACCAGGCCGGTGTGCCGATCATGCCGAACCCGCCGAACGGGCTGTCCTATCTGGTGAACGCGGCGGCGCCGCTGCCGACGCTGCGGGCGGCCTGATGGATCCGACTGTCCTCGCCTGGGCGCTGGCGCAGCCGGCCGGCAGCCGTGCCGCCACCCTGGCGACCGCCTACACCGGCGGCACCACGCGCGTGACCTTCGATGGGCGCACCGTCGAGTACCGCAGCCTCGACGAGTTGGGGCGCGCGCTGGCCGTGCTTCGCGGCGCGGAGATGAGCGCAACGCGCCGCCCTTCCGTGACGCTGGCCAGCTTCTCGCGCGGGGGGAGCAATTGATGGGTCGGTTGCGGAATGTATGGAACGCCCTGCGCGGCTACGCGGCGGCGCAGGATCACCGCGCCTCCGCCTGGGCGCCTTCTGGCGGCAGCGCCAATGCGGAGGTCGGCACCGCCGCGGCGACGGTTGCCCGTCGCGCCCGCGATGCCGTGCGCAACGACCCCTATGCCAGCCGTATCGTTGATCTCTGGACCGGCAACGCCGTCGGCGCCGGCATCACCACCCGCTGGCCCGACGACGCGCATGGCCATGCCTGGCAGCGCTGGGCGGAGAGCACCGCCTGCGATGCCGAGGGCCGGCTGGATCTCTACGGCCTGCAGGCGCTCGTCATGCGGGCGGTAGTCGAAAGCGGCGAGTGCCTCGTCCGCTTCCTGATGGTGGCGCCGTCGCCGGCCAACCCGATCGGACTGCGGTTGCAGGTGCTGGAGAGCGACCACCTCGACACGGCCCGCAACGGCTTGGTGGAGGGCGCCCCGACCATCCAGGGCATCGCGCTTGGCGAGGCGGGCGCGCCAATCGGCTACTGGCTGCATCGGGTCCATCCCGGCGCCGCGTGGATCCTGCCGGGGGCGGCCTGGCAGAGCAGCCAGCGGATCCCGGCATCGGAGGTTCTGCACGTCTATCGCAAGCGCCGCCCCGGCCAGTTGCGCGACGTCTCCTGGCTCGCGCCGGTGCTGCTGCGGCTGCGCGACCTCGGCGACTACGAGGCCGCGCTGCTGATGAAGGCCAAGATCGAGGCCTGCCTGGCCGCGGTCGTCACCGAGGAGGGCGACGAGGCACTCACCGGCGCGGCGGCCGGCCTGCTGCGGGATGCACAGGGCAGGACGGTCGAGAGCTTCGAGCCGGGAATGATCCTGTATCGCCGCGGCATGGGCTCGGTGGAGGTGGTGAACCCCTCGGGCGGCGGCTCACATGCCGCCTTCGCCCGCCGTGCGCTCGAGGCGGCGGCGGTCGGCGCCGGGCTGACCTACGATCAGGTCTCCGGGGACCTCACCCAGGCGAACTACTCCTCGCTGCGCGCCGGCAAGATTGAGTTCCGCCGGCTCTGCGAGCAGGTGCAGTACGGGATGCTGATCCCGATGCTGGTACGGCCGATCGCGGGGCGCTTCCACGCCCAGGGCGCGCTGCTCGGGTTGTGGGGGGCGGAGATGCCGGACGGCGTCAGCCATGTCCCGCCGGCGCACGAGATGATCGACCCGCTGAAGGACACCACCGCGCTGATCGCCCAGGTGCGCGCCGGCTTCGTGCCGCAGCCCGAAGCGGCCGGGGCCTTCGGCTACGACTTCCGTGCGGCGGTGGAGATGATCCGCGAGGCGAACGCGCTGCTCGACGAGGCCGGCCTCGCGCTCGACACCGATCCGCGCCGTGTGGCGAAGTCCGGTGCGGCGCAGGACGCGGCGCAGATGGCCGCGGTGGAGATCGCCGCGACCGGCGCCGCGGCGCCGCCCCGAGACGCAACACCCCAGGGCTGACCATGACCGAACCCATCGAACCGGGCGGGGAAGACCCCGCGCCGGAGCCTGCTGCTGCGCCCACCGCGGCGGACGTTCCGCTCGTGGCGCAGCGGGCCATATCGTCACCTGCCACCGTCGACCGCGCCGCCCGCACCGTCGAGGTGGTGTGGTCGACTGGCGCGCGCGCCCGCAATTTCATCCCCGCCCTCGGCCTGATCACCGAGGAGTTGGAGATGTCGCCGAATGCGGTGCGCATGGAGGCGTTGCGCTCCGGCCGCGCCCCGGTACTCGACACCCATCGCCGCGGTGGTGCCAGGGATGTGCTCGGCCGCGTCACCGCCGCCCGCCTCGAGCGCGGTCGCGGCTATGCCACGCTGCAGTTCAGCTCGGCGGCTGACGTGGAGCCGGTCTGGCAGCGCATTGCCGACGGCACGCTGCGGGCCGTCAGCGTCGGCTATCGCGTGCATCGCTACGAGCCGCGGCCCGACGCCGCCACCGGCGAGACGGTCCACCGTGCGGTGGACTGGGAACCCTTCGAAATCTCCGTCGTGCCGGTCCCCGTCGATCGTGACGCATCCGTGCGTGGCGAGGCGCCGCAGGGCGCGCCCGCCATCGCGATCGAGCCCGCCCTGCCTG